TATGGAAGCATTTGAAAGATTCAATTCTAGCCCTAAAAAAGATTCTGATTTCGCTAGATATGAAAAAGAATATTCAGAACTAAAAGCACTAGTCAAAAAATTAGGTCTAGAAGGCACAACTTATATGGATGCTGAACATGGTGGCCGTGCTGAAATGCAAAGAAAATATGGATTTAGTCTACACGAATAGAGTGGTTGAATGTCAATTTCAGGCGTAGTATTTGAAAAGAAGAAAGACGTTCTAACAAAAAGAGTGTTAGACTTTTTTGAACGAACACGATTTTCGTATTTGTCAGCACTAGAAGACCCGAAAGAATACAATAAAAAATGGAAAAATACTGTAAAGTCTATACGAACACAATTTGATTCTTTAGATGCTTTTACAGGACTATTAAAGAAACACTTAGATGAGGATATTTTATTCGATGAGAAAGCAGAAGATGCATCTTCCATGCAAGCAAGAAAATTATATGAGGCTGTCAAATCATTGAGATTTGAATCTAAAGAAATAAGTGACCCGTTTGCAGAACAGTTAGGTGATAATGTCATAGATACATTATTATCTAATGATAGTGTATATGCTGCATTTGTACATTATGCCTTAAGAGCGCATAATACTCCTTTACCTTCAACAGCGTGGGAAAAACATAATCTTCTCCCTGATGAAATTACTCAAGGTGCTATGGGATTAGATTTAGAATCTAAGGATATTCCATTATATATTTCTGAACATTATGGTGAAAATAAAGACACTAAAAGAATTAAATCTAAGTTTAATAGTATCTTGGCTCTACTAAAAAAAGTATTTTTAGAAGAATATACCAATGTGCAATGGAATAAGTTAGTTGATATTAATATTAAAAAATCTGACGATACTAAATCAGAAGAAGAAAAGGCAGATATTAATTTTGTAATTCCAAATAAACCCATGTATAGAATATTTGAATTGAACGATATGGAACAATTAAAGGGTTTTAGTGGTGAATATGTTGTTCAAGAAAAATATGATGGGATGAGAGTTCAATTACATAAGATAGATGGTAAGGTAAAAATATATTCTTATAATCAAAAAGATATTACTGATAAATGCCCTGAACAAGTAGAACAATTAAATAAAAAACAATTTGGGGATTGTATATTAGATGGAGAATTAATGTTATTTAGAGGAGAAGAACCTTTACATCGAGCATCTGTAATTAACTATATGTTCAAGAAACCCGTAGACGGGCTAAAACTTAGACTTCACGTATTTGATATAATGAGGCATGAAGAAAGAGATTTGATGGATGAGACATTAAGAGAAAGAATTAACATATTGATGTATCAATATTCACAACATTCTTCTGAGGATTTAGCATTCCCATCTAAAAAAGATACTAGAATAGCAGATTCTATTAAGGAGGTAGGTACTTATTCTGAGACTATAATGCAATTACCTGCATCAGAAGGTGTGGTGATTAAAGACATAGAATCTACTTATCAGATAGGTAGTAGAAAAAATCCTAAATGGGTTAAATGGAAGAAGTTTGTTGATTTAGATGTTGTGGTATTAGATTCTAAAAAAACTAAGAGCGATTTATACTCTTATACTATTGGTATTGGGCCTGTGAGTGCAGAGCAATCGAGAAAGTATAAAACTATTGAATTAGAAGATAAAGCGTATATTCCTGTTGGTAAAGCATTGAATACAAAAGAATCTGTTGAAGTTGGTGACATAGTTAGAGTAAAGGTTGATGAAGTAAAGAAAACTAAAGAAGGGTTTAGTTTGTATTCTGCTAAAGTAATTGAAATACCTGAAGTTACTGAATCTGATAAATTAGCAACTTTAGAATTATTATCTGATAAAACTAAAAAATCTATTTGGGAAGATTTAGATAAGCCATTTAAGTATAGATTGAAAGGTGTCAAAAAAATGTATATTACTGATGATATTCATGGTGAAGCGGAAATATTATTGAAATCTGATTTAGACGGGTTCACTATTATGGGTTTCAGTGGTGATAATTTAATGGAGAAAAAAGCATTATATGATATTGATGTTTGGAAAGAAGATTTAAAACAAGCAATAAAAAGTATGCGTTCTGAATTAAGATTATCAATAAAGAATAAACTATTAGAGGTGGATGAGCCTGTTACTTTTGAACAGATAGTAGAGTTTGTTAAAGAACATCATATGGATAAATTTGAAAGTACTGCTTTTGATTCAGATTTAAAAAGATTAAAAAAATGGTTAATTAGACAAGAAGATATTGTGTATAATAAAACAGAAGATAATTTTGTGGCTAATAATGATACAATAGAAAAGCAACCAAAAAAAAATCCTAAAGAAGCAAACTTTGTAATTCAAAGAAGGGAAGATAATAATTTAGATTTTATTATTGAAACATCAGAAAAAAGTATGGCTTGGTTATTTGATATAGAAACAACATCTGATGTTTATAACTTGTTTGGTAAGTCCGGTAAGTTTCCTGCTAAAATAAGTTTATCGGGTATTAAAGAAGGTAAAGTGATTGATAGTGGTAAATTAATACTAGGAGTACAAAAGGATGGTTATCATGAGTATAAACTAGAAGGCGATAAGTTTGATACTAGATTACATGTTAGGGTTGTACCTTTAGATGGTAAAGATACTTGGGTTACATGGACTGGTAAAAAGCAAACTATGTTAGATACTAAAGAAGATGAAGGAGTATGGGATATTACACTTGACAGGTATAAAAAATTAGACTTACCTGAATCTGAAACCGCTTAGTTAATATAGTCGTTGAAAAAAACCTATTGCTAATGCTGTCTGCCCCGATGCGTCTTGTTAATCAAGGTGTACGTGATTTTAGTATTCTAAAGTCAGATGATTTAATTATTGGTGGCTATGCTTCAATAGAGATGATAGATAAGCAAAATGATTTAATTACCCTTAAAGCATTAGAAGAGGCTGTTGAGGGTTTTATGGTCAATAAGAAATTTAGAAATGTAATGTCTAATCATTCTAATGTTCAAGTAGGAGAGGTAATTGATTCTTATAGGGATAAAAATGGATTAGTGCATAAAACTCATGTGGATGACGTTGGGTTTTATGTTGTTATTAAATTGAGAGATGATATTGAAAAGGCAAAGGAAATATCTAGAAATATTAGAAAGGGAACATTACGTTCTTTTAGCATAGGAGGTCAGGCTATTTCTAAAAGAAGCCGTAAATCAAATGATTTAGGTGAATATAATGAAATAGATGGTCTTGAATTACACGAAGTCACAATTTGCGAAAAGGGAATTAACCCCGAAGCAAAATTTGATATATTAAAGGAAGAAAAAGGTGAAAAAAATATGACTGAAAAGTTAGAAAAAGCCCTTGAGGAGTTAAATGACTTGATGAAACAAGTTAATTCTCTTAATAAGGAAGAAGAAACGATGGAAGCCCCAATGGAAGAAGACATGGAGTACATGGCTACGGAAGATGGGAAAGAAGAGATGGAACTTTCTCTTGATGACGATGAAGCAAAAGCATTGGATGACCAAGATTTAGTACACATAGAAGCAGGTGAAGAAGTAGTAACCAATGGTAATCCTACTGCAACTCCTGCACCTCTAAAAGTGTCTAAAGAATGGGATGCATCAGAATTTAAATCATTAGATTTATCTGCTGAAAATGTTGAAAAGGCTTATGAGCAATTCAAAGCAGAACAATTAGAAAAGATTGCTTATGAAAACTTATCAAAACAATTTGAAACAAGATTTGTTTCAGAACAGGCTGTAAGAAAGTCTGCTAATGAGAGAGCAGAATATGATGCTCGTACAGAAGTAGCAGCATTAAAAGAAGAGTTTGCTGAACTACGCAAATCATTGTCTTCTAAAGACACTGAAATAGCAAAAGCAAAAGAAGTTTCGTTTGGATTACCTGAAGGTTTCCCTGCAACATCAGAAGAGTTATCTTCTATGAGTTGGGGAGATATTCACAATCTAGCGAGGAAGTTTTAGGAGTGATATAAAATGAGTGGATATACAAACACAATAAAAGATTTAGAAGCCGCAACATACGGATTAACCGGCCCTGCTGGTAATGCTCTATTGAAGAGTAGTGGTGTTGTAGGTGGATTCGGAACGCCCCATGATGCTGCATCTAACCCGTTTAGTGCTGCAAGTGGATTGGGAGATTTATACAATGTTCTTTACGGACAGAAAGTATGGTCAATGCTAAACCAAGAGGTTAATCCTCTTTCAATTCTAGCAAAAAGACCTTACACATCATCAGGATGGAGAGTTCTAAAGAGCCGACCTACTGGTGGTAGTGGTTCTGCGTTTGGAACAGGAACAACTGCTGTTGCTGCAAACACTGCTGATTTATCTACACCTAGAGTAGACCAAATTGGTGGAGTAGAAGAGAATGCAACATTAGATGGT